TCTACAAATACTATTATTAATAATCAACCATATAGAGTAGGTTGGACTATAACAAGGACAGCTGGTAGCATATTGGTTACAATGGCAGGTGTTTATCAGGACGGTATAACTTCTACAGGATCAATCGAAGTATTTGCAGACGGAACGAGTCCTTTAGTTTTTACTCCTTCATCTGATTTTGTTGGAACAGTAACTCCTTCATTAAAGTATATCGTACCGTCATTATCAAGTTTAGATTACCAAAGTTCCGACGGAACAGTTGTTGATGAGCAAAGGTTTAATAAATTAGGAAATACTTTTAGATCAAAAGGTGCAGGACAGTTCGCAACAACCGCAGCAGACAATACAGCACTATCTCTTAATTCAGGTGATAGAATCACGACAGCAATAGGAAATACGCTTGTTGGTAAAGGCGCTGGAAACTTTTTAGATGTAGGAAATAATAATTCTGCATACGGATGGGATGCAATGAAAGGAATGAGGAATGGTTACAATAACCTTGCTTTAGGTTATCAAGCTGGAAAGTATCTTGCTGACGGAACTACATTATTAAGCGTATCGTCAAACTCATCTTATATAGGGCCTGATACAAAAGCATCAGGGCAATATGTAAACAACGAACTTGTTATAGGTGCTGGAGCAATTGGAGACGGTGCTAACAGCACTGTTTTAGGTAATAGCTCTACAACTTCAACTAAGCTATTTGGTATGCTTAAAATAGCAACTGTTAATGATTATGCTGATAATGCAGCAGCAATTACAGCTGGTCTTGCAGTTGGAACAGTTTACCGTACAGGTGACTTATTAAAAATTGTTCATTAATATAAATCAAGTTATGAAAAAAATACTTATAGTATTAATGCTGATAAACGTCAATTTGATTGCACAGAATAAATGGTATGAGCCTACTAAAAATGAAGTAATTAGCGTATTTCTTTTAACAGCAAGCGGAGTGTCAAATGGGTTTCATGAGGCTATTAATTATCACGGTTATGGCAAAGGAAATGGTTTTATTGATATACAAACAAGCTGGAAAAACAAGTACAAAAACTATGATGCAGGAGATTATCGTGAAAGGTTTTTTTTAAGTAAATCTGCCTTTGTAGCATTCACTGATTTAAACCATGCTACAGCTTTTAGTAACACTGGTTTTTTAGTATCTGGTACGGCTATAAATTTTAGTGAATTTAAAAGTCAATGGATTCAATACAAGGGTTGGCAACGGGCTGGATTTATTATCGTACGTAAAGTATTTCCTTTCATGTTACGTTCACTCGCATTTGAAATAACTTATAAAAATTTATAAAATGAAAAAAATATTTATGATCTTGTTTTTGCTACCTCTTTTTTCAAGGGGTGCTAATATATACATCAGCGGAACAGGAAATAACACAACAGGTAACGGGACAATTGGAGCTCCTTATCAGACAATAGCAAAGTTAAATACTCTGACATTATCTGCAAATGACGTAATACTTTTTGAAAGAGGTTATACTTATTACGGTAGCATTGTTCCACAAAGAAGTAACTTGATATACGACTCTTATGGAACAGGTCCAATTGCACATATAACAGGATTTGAAACCATTACCGGTTTTAGTTTTTCAGGGTCAGGTGTTTACTTGGCAAATGTTTCAGCAGCGTCAACGACATTAAAAAACGTCGTAATAGATGGAGCCCAACAGATTATTGGAAGATACCCAAATTATAATTCTACAGACGGAGGATATTTAACATACGAATCATTTAGTGCAGGTACATCTATAACAGATGCAAGTCTTTCTACTGTTCCATATAACTGGGCAGGAGCAGATGCGGTAATAGTTAAGCAGCCTTGGGTAATTGACGTTTGCCCTATCACTACCCATGTTGGAGGAACTTTGACATATACAAATGTATCTTCACAGCCAGGTAAAGCAGGTTATGGATACTTTATTCAAAACGATCTTAGAACATTAGATTCTTATGGTGAATGGTTCCTGAATAAATCAACAAAAGATTTATCAATATACTTTGGCGGATCAAGCCCAGGGTCTCATGTTATTCAGGTATCAACAGTAAACGTTTTATTCGATGCTGGAGGCGGCGCATCTCCTTATTCTGCAAAGAGTAATATTACTGTTCAAAATCTAAAATTCAGCGGTGCTAATGGAAGAACAATGTGGTTTCAAGATGCATCTAATATAAATGTAAATAACTGCCAGTTTGATAATAATAATCTTGGTATTTACGCTTGGCATATAATCAATGTAAATATATCTTATAACGTTACACATAATAATCTTTCTACTCCAATTCAGGTTATGCAGGGCGATAATGGAACTACTAATGTATCAAATAATACAGTTGAGAATGTAGGATTATTTGCAGGAATGGGATTAAATGGTGACGATGCAGATCATGCTATAGAGGTTAGGGTTGGTGCTTATGGCGCAACTATAGAAAATAATAGTCTTGAAAATATAGGGTGGAACGGTATAAGTTTCTATGGATCTCATATACTTGTACAGAACAACTTCATTAATAATTTTGGTATAACTAAATCTGACTGCGGTGCAATATACACATACCTTGGTTCAACAGATACTGATAGAAGGTTATTAAATAATATTTGTGGAAATGGGGTTACCAGTTTCGGATGGCCTTATAGCAATATTCTTGAAGAAGGCGCTACTCATGGAATTTACTTTGACGGTGTTGCATCAAATGCGTACATCAAAGGTAACTCATTGTTTAATATTCCAGGTGGCGGATTCTTTACAAATGAATCGAGCAACCTTTATATCACAATTAATACTTTTTATAATGTAGTTAACGCTGTAAAGTTTCAAAGATTTGATGCGGCACCTTTAATACGAAATATTATCTTGTCAAGGAATGTAATATCAAGTTCTCATAATAACATTTTCTATTGGAACCAGTCGTTAAATACTCCTACGACAGTTACAATACAGAATGATTACAGGGCGTTATTTTCAAGAATTGATAGCAACTATTATATGTCAGGGGCATCGCAAGAGTTTCATTACTGGTATCATACGTCTCCAGGAGTTGGTTTTGTTGACGGGCCTAATAACAATGGAACGCCTATATATTGGGCATCGTGGCCTGCATTTATAAACGGAGAGTCACATAGCACGTATAATACATTTACACCTGTATTTGTATATAATGCAACTCAAAGTTATGTACCTGTTAATTTTTCAGGTTTTAAAAGAATTGATGTTATGACAGGTATATCTTATGATAATACATATTCTTTACCTCCAATGAGCAGCGTATTATTTAAGCCAAATGGAACTGCTTCAATACCTGGAGGATCAGGTTCAATATACAGATCATTAATTAAAATTAAAACCCCTTAAAAAATTAACTATGGGAGATTCATTCACTAACTACCTGTTGATAACATTGATAGGTTTGGTAGCATGGCTTGGAAGAGCAGCTTATGAAAAAATAAATGAGATATACAAAATGATCCAACAGATCTTTGTATCTCATCAAAAGTACGAAAGTGATATTGAGCAATTAAAAAGAAACCAGGTTGACCATGAAACAAGGATGAGGGATACAGAAAAACAACTTGCTAAAATACAACAAGAATTAGAACAAAAAAATTATTGAAATGGAAGAAGAAAAAATAGTAGAAGTTACGGATATAAAATCCACAAAAGGTAGAACGTACTTCGGTAAAACAGGATTACAGAATCCTACTCCTATGTGGGCAACATGGATTTTTAGAACAGAGTTTGTAATAAACAAAGCTGTTTTAATGATACTTGGAGCAAGTTCAGCATTTACACCTGAACAGGTAAAAGAGTCAATAGTATGGATTGCTGCAATAGATTATGCTGTATGGCAGATAGCAAAATTTATTGGTGTGAAGAAAGAAGACTTTAATTAGTAATCATTTTTTAATCATAAAAAACACAGTTATGAACATCGGAGAAGTTTTAATCGGAGCATTGACTCCAGCGTTACAATCAGTTGCAACTGTAAAGTTGAACGAATTGTTTGACAAGATGCATGAAAAAGATGCAGAAGGCCATGCAGCAGCTTTAAAGTCTTTGTACGTTGGAGCCAGCCAATTGGCCAGGTTGACTGACAAAACAAAAACAAAGGTTGACGACGCAATCGTAGACGCTTTGGTAGAAGCTATCGAAGTTTCTGCCGAAAAATACGAAGTTGTATTGCCCGAGTAATTAACCAGCCGGAATGAGAGAAATCTTGTTCCGGCTTAAATTCTTTAAAATGGAAAAGAGAAATAACTTAATATTTGGAATAACAATGATCATTTCTTTTTGTGGAATAATGGCAGTTCTTAATAATTCATTCAATACTTCAATAGAACTTCCAACAATAGATTCCACAAAAGAAATTGTTGACACTGTACACCTTAAACCAGGATTTGACTTTTTACAAGGTGGAGATATTGAAAAAGCAGAAAAGCAGAAATAACATTTAATCATTTTCTTTGTGGATAAAACCTCATAGAGCAATTAAAATTTACAACTATGGTAACAGCAGAAATGTTATACAAAAAATACGGAAACCCTGAGACTCATAAGAATATGGTGTTATGGGAAGTTCCTGTAGAAATGCATGTTGGAAAGATTCCAAAAAGAATTTACTGCAACAGGGATATGATAGTTGCATTGTCCTGTGCGTTTATGAATCTTATTAATCGGAAGTTTGTAGGCGAACTTGAATCATGGGATGGGTGCCATAATATCAGGCCTGTAAGAGGTTACGAAAAGAAATATACAACTGCTATAAAAGCAAAGAACTTTGAATTGGCAATAAAGTATCTTTCTATTCACGCATGGGGAACTGCAGTTGATTGCAACGCTAAAGATAATGGAATTGGAAAGGTTCCGAAATTATCAGCAGGTTTCGTTAAGTGCTTCACAGACGCAGAATTTGACTGGGGTGGAAACTTTAAACGTCTTGATGGAATGCACTTCCAGTTAGCTAAAATAGATGAGTAATATGCACGTTTTAAGCCGTTATATTGTTTATATATAAATGACATAATATTGACAGGTAGTATGCAATGCAAGCCTGTCAATTTGTCGTATAAGTGCCAATTTGTCCATTATAAGCCATTTAACAAATTTTTAACGAGCCGGTATTTTATATGTCGCTGATATGGTGTATATTGCATTATAATTAAAAATCGAAGCATGGCTACAGAATACCAGATCAAGATCTTAGAAAACAAGTTGGCTATGTTTAAGCCAGATGCAAGAGGTAAGTATTCATCAGAATATTACGCATTGTTTAACAAGATTAAAAACTTGAAACGTCAGATGACCAAGCAAGTTAAATATAAAAACTGGAATGATTTTTTGGCACAGTAAACAACAACTAACAATATGACTATTAAAGAAATCATCAAAGACAAGATTCAAAAAGAAATTGATACTGTTGATGATAAGATGCAAAAACTTGAAAGTTTATCAATGTACGTTTTAGATCCAAATTGGCAAAAAGAACTGTACGCAAAAACATTATTAACTAATTTGTTAAAGCAGATTTAAAATGTCAGACGAAGCAGACTACATAACAACAGAGGAGATACCATTAAATAATATGGCAATCTTCCAGCAGGAAAAAGCTGCTATTGAACGTGCAATGGAATGGGCAAGACGTTATCCTCGTAACGAGATAAAGATAGTGAACGCTTGTATCGCCCTGGTAACAAGTGATAAAGAACTTGCTGCTGCTTGCACTTACAGCGTTCCAAGATCAGGTAATCCAACAGGTCCATCAGTTGTTCTTGCAAAGTTAATAATGCGTAAGTACGGAAACATTCGTGCAGAATCAAGAATTGTAGGTTTCGATGCAACTCATGTTACATCAGAAGCTATAATAGCAGATCTTGAAACAAACTACGCAATTCGTATGCAGGTTCGCAGATCAATAATGACAAGTAAAGGTGCAAGATTTGATGAAACAACTGCAACCACTACCGGAATGGCAGGCTGCGCTATTGCTTTGAGGAACTGCGTATTTGCATTAATTGATCCTTCAATTGTCAAGAGGATACACGATGCCGCAAAACAAAAGGTATTGGGTAAGATAACTGACAAAGACAGTTTAATTGCAGCAAGAACTAAGCTTGTTAACGGATTGAAAAATCTTTACCAGGACGAAGGTTTAACTGATGCAGAAATTGCTGGCGCTTGTGGAAAGAAACTGATCGAACATATTGACAAAGATCAGCTTTTAACTTTGGCTGCAATTGAAGTTGGATTGAGAAATGGCGATATGGAGTTCGAAAAGGTTTTTAGGTATAAAAAACAGGAAGAAGTTATTGATCCATTTCCTGATAAAAATGTATCAGAAAGACTTAAGACAATGATCGGTGCAGCTAAAAACCGTACAGCATTAAAGTTGCTTGAAAAGGAGATCAAAACAAATGAATTAAGAATGCTCTACGATGAAACGTGGAAGACATTAAAAGATTGATAGTTAGAGGTTTGAATCCTCTACGTAGAAGCAACTGGATGAAGTGCTAATTTAGGCCAGTGACGTTTTAACATAGCTATCAAACTGCAACCCGCTCTCGTGTATGAGGCGGGATTTGCGGTTAAAACAAAGTGCTATGCAAATAAATACAGAACCAAAGAAAGTTGTTAAGTTAGCAACAATTCGTAGATGTATAACTACGCTTAATAACGCAGGAGTTATTAAAAATGTTGGTTATAACAATGATGACTTCGTTTATAACAGAATAACTATAATGATTGTTGTTCCAACAGAAACAATCAACACTAAGAAAAAACGTAAGCCAAGTAATCGTAAACAAATAAAATAAAAATGCTATGAACTTTGACAACTGGACACCTCACGCACATTACATGGGATTATTAATGACTAATCCTAAAGGAAAATCTAACCTTCAAAAACACGATGAAGCAGTAGTTTTAAGAAAGCAAAAGAAATCTGAATACGATGCTCTTGCAAATAAAGAAACTAAAACAGCCGGGAGTTTACTTTCAAAGGTTGTTGAACTTGATAGAGAAATTGAAAGATTAAAGCCTTTAATTGATATACCTGTTTTAAGTGAAACTTGCAAAACAAAGTTAAAACAGATATACACTGAAGAAACAACCGGAAGAAAGAAAATGATTCAGTCTAAATACCTTGAAAAAGGTCTTATGGTTGAAGAAGACTCAATAACAGCTTATTCTGTTTATACAGGCAATTTCCACAAAAAAAATGAAGTTACTGAAAACAACGGTTGGGTTACAGGAACAATGGACTTCGAGTGGGAAGATGAGGCAATAGATACAAAGTCGTCCTGGGATATATACACATTCGACAACGCCAGGCTAAGCAACATAAACCCAATTTACGAGTGGCAGTTGCATACTTATATGTGGCTTTACAAAAAAGCAAAGGCAAAGCTGGTGTATTGCCTTATTAACACTCCTGAACATCTTATTCGTGCTGAAGAGGCGAAGATGATGTATTCTCTATTTGGTAACGAGATGAACATGAAACACGCTCCAGTGTATATGCTTGAGGCGTTTGAAGATGCAAAAAGAGAGATAAGGAAAAACAGTATCTTTGACGACTTGCCATTGGAAAGGAAAATCAAGGTTTTTGAAATCGAAAGGGTTGAAAGCAAGATTGAGTTGATGAAGAAAAGGATTTTAGAGTGCCGGTGGTATCTAAACAACTTAGAGTGCATGAGGTATATCAATAACAATGAAAACATTGAAGATGAGAACGAACCTTAAAATAACTGATCGTAACGAAAGGCATTGTGTTGCCAGGGCGATCAATACATGGAGAAATAAAACTCATTTACACGTAGGTGATAGAGACAATATAGTCTTTATATCTTGGTTAAATGGATTCCCGTTTGTAGCTATGGCAGACAGGAAAGCCGGAAGAGTTATTCAGGTAACGTTAGGAAGTAAAATAATAGAACTTTGACTCCAAAAGAAATCAGGATAATGGTACATTGTGTAGTTGTATCTATCTGTATATCGCAATTAATAATCGAGTATTTAAAATTTAAAAAGATAATAAGATGAGCGCAGACGAAATGCCAAAACTGAAGATCATAGATGGCCTTGTTTACAATGAGGAAAAGACTTGTGTTGCTGTTATGGCAGACCTTCCTCCTGACGAAAGAGAAGAAATAGAGAAAGCTATCCAATTTGGATCAGAGGCTGCACCAGCCTTGGTTAGGCTTATGGAAAAAATAAATTCAGGTAGTTTCAAACCTCGTCAAATCGTAAAAGATATCGAGAATATTTATAACAAATACAAGTGATATGGCAGAAAGGCATTTTAACTTTAAAAATGGAAGCAGGTTTTCATTTGAAGATCACGAAAGAGTAAACTGGAAAGAATTTCTTGCAAAAGACCCTGTAGACGCATTTGCCTATGCTATGCACGTTCATAACAATGCAATTAAAAATAGGTGGACTCAATCTAATCCTGCTTTTAAAGACCCTAAAATTGAATCAAAATTTCAAAAAATATTATCTATGATAGGTGATCCTGCAATAAAAGTTACAACCTGGTACAACTGCTACATACAAGGGCAACCAGCTTTCGGATTTGCAGTTAACTCAAGTGGTTACATATCAATTTTCCCTGACAGGAATTTTGTTGGAAATAAGATAACAGATCACAGAAACTGGTTTGTAGAAAGAAAAGCCGAGGTTGTAAAGGTTTGCGAACAAATTGAAAAATAAATGATATGGAGTATATAAACGTTAAAGATTCCGATTTAAAACAATGCGAAGATATATCTATAGGAAATATAGTTATAGTAAAAAATGGTAACGGTAATTACTATACTGGTAAAATAGCATCTATTCCAAGATGGCACGATTGCATTCTTTCTTATAAAGGAGAAAGGAGATTTGGAGTTTTAGTTGATTACGACGACATTGTTTTAATAACAGATAGATCTAAATTAATGGTTAAAAAATAAATGCTATGTACAAGATAGAAAACGTTGAGTCAACCTTAATTAAAGAAATACACTACGATCCTGATTTAAGAGAATTAACAATTTTCTTTAGAAAGTACTATATTGAAAAACTTACCTACGAAAACGTCCCTTTTAATTATTTTGAGGAAATATCTTGCCCAACTGGTAAATCGTATGGGCAATTTTACCTACAAATGATTAAACCAAGATTTAAATTAAAACAAACAAATATGGCAGAAAAAGAAAGACCTAAAACGGTCAACTACGAAAAAGGTGAACAAAAAAGATTCATCAAAATGAGTATCAATGTTGGTAAAGCAAACAAAGATTTGTTTACTGTAACAGACAAAGGTGACGTTTTCATGAGTTGCACTCTTCAAATGAAGCCAAATGGAGAGGTAGACAAGTATGGTAATCTTGGTATGGTAACCCAGGACGTTCCAAACGAAATCTATCAAAAAGAAAAACATTTGCCGGTTGCACAAAGAACTCAGGGTGTTATTTTGGGTAATGGTGCAGAATTTGAAAGAAGGGTTCCTGATGGAATGCCAGGTGGAAATGCAGGAACTCCGTTGGCAGAAATGTCTGAAGAAGATAAATCTGCTGCTATGGACGATTTACCTTTCTAGTATGTCAAAGTGGTTTGCAGTGTGGCCGATTGGCAAAGCGGGAGTCAAACAGGTAGGTGGACTAACCATTCACTGAGCCTGAATGATCTGTCATATCCAAGTTCGAGTCTTGGCGCTGCAACGAGACCAGGCATTGTACGGTTTGCCGACACTTTTGCCAACTAAGTATAAGTTGGTGTATGCGATATATGTTAGTGGTAGACTGTGCATTCATTGTTGCATCAGCGCAGGTTCGATTCCTGCTCTCGCATCTAAAATAATCTAAAATGAACGGAATAATCTTAACAGGTAAAGCCTATTCAGGTAAGTCAACAATTGTAAAAAACATATCTCAAAATGTTAAGCATTATGAAGCACAGTCAGAGAATGATATGTTGCGCCATTACTTTTGCGATATAATATCTATGAACATAGGTTCATTAAGAGAATTGCCAAAGTTTGTTCCTGAAACATATCGTACAAGAGAAAAGTTCACTTTCATCGCAAAAGATTACGAAAAACCTTTAATAATTGTTACAACTAACCTTGAAATTAAGCAAGAAGATTGTCGCCATTGGAAGGTTATTGAACATAATTCATTTATTCAGACAGTTAACACTGTAAAGCAAATAGAGTTGTACATTCTTCAGTATATGCCAAAGTCAAATAAGATACGTGTGAGTATTTGACGTAAAATAAAGCCCGTGACGGGTCAAAATGTCATTATGGCATTATCATATCATTATCATATTATCGTCGTCTCTTGATGCTTCTCCGTGCGAATAAGACGTATTTTGCATTACATAATAGCAATTAAAAAATTAAAAATAAATATGAATACTCATGGAGAAGTTATTAAACTTGAACATGGAATTGCATTTATTGATGGAGTTACCGATAAGTGCCCTCATAACGGAAGAAGAGATAGCGTTTACCAAAGCGCATCTGGAAAACTTATATTTTGGCACACATACAGAAAGTGGGCAAGCCTTACAACAGAAGCAAGAGATAAACTTATCCATGATTATCACAATAGTATCGAAGATCCTATTGTCATGGGAACATCACAATGTTCTTTATGCAAGAAAACAGATTTTCCAAATTCATTAGATTATCAATAAAAAATAAATTTATGAAAATTTACATTGCGTCAAGTTGGAAGAACAAGCATGGAGTAGAAATGCTTACAGAAATATTAAGATCTAAAGGACACTATGTTGTAAGCTGGATAGAAAATTGTAATAAAGAAGGATCTCAAGGATTTGTTTTTGATGAATGGATAAAAACAGAAGATTCTGAAAAATCTTTTGTATTTGATACAGACGGAGCAACAAAATCTGATTTAGTTATATATTACGGTCCTGCAGGAAAAGATGCTTGCTGCGAAGTTGGTGCTGCATGGGCAAAAGGTATAACTATAATAGGTTTGTATGCAAAAGGTGAAGATCTTGGATTAATGCGAAAGATGATGCACTCTTGGTGTTCAGAAATAAAAGACCTTTTGTCTATTGTTAATCAGTATTCTTTAATATTAAAAAACCATTCTTTATAATGTATTACTCATTTTACCTTGATAAAGAAAAAACAAAACTTGTTTACCGTATTGAACAAAAGACTGCAGAAACCGATGACGGAGAGACTATTGAATTGACAAAAATTTATAGCGAATCTGTAGGAGGTTTATTCGATATGAGTATAGCTAAACAATTTCTTACAGAAGATGAATGTAAAAAAGATTTTTACAAAATACTTTTTGATAACGAAGACTTTCGTTGGGGAGGAGTTCATGGAAATGAAAAAGTTAAGCCTGTTAAGCAAAAAGCTATTAAAGAAAAAAAAGCTGAAATAGAAAAACTTAAAGTTGAGATATACAATGAAGAGCCTAAAGTTATAGTTCCAAAAATTGTTTACACAGATATTCCACAAAGAAACAAAGTGTACAACGAAGACTGTTTGCTTACTATGGGCCGTATGCCTGACGGATATGTAGACCATATTATAACATCTCCGCCTTACAATGCAGGAACTCGTGTTTCTTGTGGAAAGAATAATGCAATTTATATCGGAGACGAAAATATGTACTCTGATGGATACGAAGATAAATTGAGCGACCAGGAATACGAGGATTGGTTATTTGAAGTTATTAGAGAATGCATCCGTGTTACTAAGTACCATGTATTCTTTAATATACAAATGCTTACAAAGAACAAACGAACTGTATTAAAGATACATGGAGAGTTTGTTAATCAAATCAAAGATAAATTAATCTGGAATAAGTCGATTGCTGCACCTCATATTGTTCCAGGTATTATGAGAAGTAAATATGAAGATATATTTATTTTCTCAAATCAAAATCCTGAAAGCCGTGATTTTAAAGATGGTGAATTTTCAGGCTCTTTCTCAAATGTGCTGGATGGAATGAACGCGTCTGGAAATAAGTTCCGCAAATTAAATAAGGCTACATTCCCTTTGTATCTTCCAAGAACAATATTAAATCATTGGGGAGAAAAAGGACAGTTGATATACGATCCTTTTAATGGAACAGGCACAACTGGAGACGCTTGCGTTATTGAAAAAAGAGATTACATTGGATCAGAACTTGATCCTTTACAATGCGAAGTTACAAACAGAAGAATTACAGATCGTTCTGCAGCACAAGAATTTGATTTTGGATAATTAACGTTTTATTAACATAATTTTGCATTATATTTGTATTTCATTAAAAATTAAGTATGTCTATACAAGATCGCAGTTTTCAAATAAAGCAGATTGAACAGGTTAAGCTGGCTTTAAAAAGAGATCGTGTTGTTCTTATGCAAGATCCTACTGGTGCTGGAAAGACAGTTATGTTTTGTTTAATAGCAAGATGGTTTATATCTAATCACGACAAATCTGTATTGATTTTAGTCAATCGTAAAGAGTTGCTTAAACAGGCTTCTGATACAATTAAAGAAATAACAGGTTTTAATCCTTATATAATTAATGCAGATACAAAAAAGTACTCTCGCAATAAGATATACGTAGGAATGGTTGACAGCTTAATTGCAAGGACTCATCTTTACGATAATGTAGGCATGGTTATTATTGATGAGTGCCACGTTGCAAACTTTAATAAGATTATTCCAATGTTTATGGAAGAACTTATTTTAGGTTGTACAGCTACTCCAATAGCAGCATCTAAAAAAATGCCGTTAAGAAGATTTTACAATACAATAATACCAGGTCCTCAAATTGAAGAATTAATAGCACTTGGATTCCTTTCTCAGAATATTACGCGTTGTCCAAAAGATATAGTAGATGCAACAAATTTCGCAGTTGATAAATTAAGCGAAGATTACAATATTGCTCAGATGGCATCTGCTTACAAAGTTCAAAAGCATATAATAAATGTAGTTAAAGAATACCGTAAGTGGTGCAAACGTGAGAAAACAATTATATTTAATGTTAATATTGAACATAGCAATGCAGTAGCTGAATGTTTTCAAGCTATGGGTATAAATGCCAGGCATCTTGGATCAGACAACGAGCATGAACGTGACGAGATTTTAAAATGGTTTAGAGAAACTAAAGATGCTGTTCTTTGTAATGTTATGATTGCAACAGTAGGTTTTGATGAACCTTCTGTAAGAAACGTAATACTTAATTTCTCAACATTATCTTTAGTTAAGTTCATTCAATGTTGTGGAAGAGGTTCAAGAGTAATGAGCGAATTGTTTATTGAGGAAAATCAATGGAAGTATCCTTACCAGCTTGAAACAAAAGATTACTTCAATATCATTGATATGGGAGGTAATAGCGCAACTGGAAAATTTGGTGATTGGAATCAAGATAGAGATTGGGAATATATCTTTTACCATCCTCCAGTACCTGGAGAAGGTATAGCACCTGTTAAAACTTGCCCACAGTGCGAAGGTCTTGTTCATGCTGCTGCACGTATTTGCAATCTCAAAAAAGCTAATGGAGAACTTTGCATGTACGAATTTGTTCGTGTAACAATGCAAGAGCAGGATATTGAAGAAATGATTCTTATAACTAAAGGTATTGACGTTGACGGTTTAACATCTCGTTACAGAAAAAAATATGAGTATTATCCAATGCTTGCTCTTGGTGAACAGGTTGTAGAGAAAATGACAAAGACGTTTGGTTCTGAACCATCTGAAGATGTTGTTAATAAATACTTTAAAATTTACTATCAATTATGTTGTGAATGGTATGATAAGTTTATTGCAGATAAACCTGATCGTATAGATGACATAAGAGATAGTGGTTTTCATATAAGGTTAGCACAAAGTAATTTTACTAAGCTATGCGAAAGATTCACAGGCAACAAGATACTTCCAACGAAATTTTATGATTGGAATAAAGACACAGAATTTAAGAATGAAGTAAAAACAGCTTAATAGATGCCTAAGGTAAGTCTTTTTAGTGACGTTTCACACCCTGAAAATCCAGAATTAATAGACCTAATCCAATATCTCGAAGATACAAGAGATGGAAAATGGAAAGATCTAGTTGAAAAATGCAGAGCAATAAAAGATCAAAAAGAAAGAGACATTTTTAAGCAAAAAATGCCAACTTGCTGCTTGTCTGGGAAATTCAGCTATAGATCAAATGATAAATTAGATGAACATAGCGAGATTATTAACATTGATTTAGATCATGTTGAAGGATTGGTTGCTATAAAGAAAAGGCTTGAGAATGATAAGTACGTATTCTCTGTATTTCAAAGTACAAGCGGATATGGTTTACGAGTTCTTTTTAAGATTGTTCCAGCAAAACATGAAGAGTCTTATCGTGGTATATCTGAATATATCCTTAATGAGTACGGATTGCCTGTAGACCCAAATGGAGTATCTGTAAGCAAACCGTATGTAGTTAGTTACGATCCATACTTATGGATAAACCCAGACCCTACTGTAGTTTGGACTAAATATCCAAAAGAAAGGGTTTATAAGCAAGTTACAGATTATGTACATACAGCTGGAGATTTCGAATATGTAATGAGTCAAATAGTTGGAAAGCAAGTTAGTATATGCGAAAGCTATCAAGACTACTTGAAGATTGGTATGGCTTTATCTACACAATTTGGTGAACAAGGTAGAGATTATTTTCATGCTTTATCTCAGTTTTCTGCTAAATACAAGTACAAGGTTTGTAATAAACAATACGATTACTGTTTGAAATCAAACGGTGCAGGTAAAAAAGTTGGTATATCCAGTTTTTATTATCTTGCAAAGATAAATAATATAAACATTTGTTCTGAACAAACAAAGAAAGTTCTTAAAGCAACAAAAAGCAGTAAGCGTGTTGGCCTAAAACCAAAACAGATAATTGAAAACCTTCTAAAAAATGAAGGTATATCAGGTGTTGACAAACTTGTTGAGGATATTTTTGAATCTTCAGAATATTCAGATTCAAGAGACGAAGAGTCTATATTAAACGAACTTGAGTTATACATAAGCAATAACTATTCATTAAGATTTAACGATGTTACAGGTTATATTGAATCAAGTGGACAATCGCTGTCTGAAAGAGATTTAAACTCAATGTTTATATCCGCAAAAAAATTAATGCCAAAGTTAGACTATCCTTTGATGAAGAGGTTGCTTTTGTCTGACTTTGTTGAATCTTACAATCCGTTCTTTGAATTTTTTAATAGTGATGGGATGCCATATATCCTTCCAGCTATAGCTGTTGAACAGGATTTGTCAAAATTTCCTTCACCTTTAATAGATAAACTTGCGTCTTGTATAAAAAATGACAATCCAGCTTACACTGTTTATTTTTTGAGGAAATGGATCGTAAGCATAATATCTGCAATGCATAAGGTGCATAGCCCTTTAGAGCATATACTTATAGGGCCACCTGAAACAGGTAAAACAGAATTTTACAGAAGATTGCTACCAAAAGAACTTAACCCTTATTATGCTGAAAGTAAACTTGACAAAGGTAAAGATGATGAGATATTAATGACTCAATACATTATGATAATGTATGATGAGTTATCAGGAAGAAATAAGCAAGAAGCTGCAAAAATGAAGGCGTTAACATCTGTGCAGCATTACTATATACGCCGTCCGTATAGAGAAAATAACGAGAAGATATTGCGACTTTCAGTTCTTTGTGGAACATCAAACATCTTACAAATAATAAACGACCCTACACCAAATAGACGTATTATACCAACAGAGGTTGACGATTTGGATAGAGAGGTTTATAACAGTATTGATAAAAAAGAATTGTTCTTTGAGGCTTATAATCTATATCGTGCTGGATTCGACTGGCGTATAACCAGGGCCGATATGCCTTATTTAAATGTTAATAAAGATAGGTATGAATACGCTGTTAAAGAAAGAGAGCTGGTTGAGAAATACTTTGAACCATGCGAAGATCATCTTGAAGGTTACGAAGTTGTAACGTCCAGCGATTTCCTTGTTGAGATAGAGTTTCTTACACGACAAAAGTGCAGCATACCTGTTTTAAGAAAGCAATTGGAAGATCTTGGATTTGTTTACAAAAGTAGGCGTGTTGATAAATATAAAGTTGTTAAGGCATGGGGTGCAAAGAGAATAAACAGAAAGCCAGGAAACGCACCAGATTTACCGTTTTAACAATATTTTAACGTAATTTACGGTTTAACATTTTGTTAACAAAAATATTTGGCGCTGTTATATATATGTCGTATATTGTGGTATAATTAAAAATTAAAGCTATGGTAAAGACACAAGACATCCTTTCAAAGATAGAGTGGTCTATTGAACAAGGAATTAAAGTTAGAGTTCATTTCAATGTTTTTTCAAGACTTCCAATTATTGGTAAGTTTGTAAATCTTGAAGACAGCGAAGAGCTTAAATCTAATAACATGGTAAGGTTTGTTTCCGATTCAAAGGAAGATAATTTTGAGTGCGCAAATGATGTGCTGAAAGCTAACTTTACCAGGGTCTATAAACTTGAATCAATAATGCTTGTTAAACCTTTGTAATGGCTAAATCTTCAAAAAAAATAGTTAAACCAACAACAGTGATACAACAGACAATGTTTGACATTCCTGCTGTACAGAAAGATAAAGAACACTATCATTCCACAAAAGATAAAAAAGTTATTCGTGAGATGCAGTCTTTTTCTGAACTTGGTTTAAATGCAGTTGTTGAAGGTAAGTCAAGCGTTTACTCAAATTTCTCTGAATATATTAAATCTTTAAATTCTTACTGATATGGAAAAGTATGAAATTTCTGATAAAGAAGAAATTCTTGGAGAAGATATTTGGTCTTACATTTGGATAATTCGTGACGTAACAAATTTTTATAAGTCATGCCCAAAATTAGTTTTTGATATAGACCAACTTGATACAACTTATACAATTTCAGAACTAAACCAGATTATTAATAACTAAAACAAATGCTATGCAAAAGACACCAAGTTATATTCAAATGTCTGGAAGAGGAAAAAAACAATCTTTAGAAGAAATTGAAGAACAAAACTTTATTGATCAGGAAACTGAAAAAGTTGAAAAACTTGATAAGTTAAAAAACGCATCTTATAAATTGATTGAAGCGTACTCTTCAATTGTTTCGTTGTTTGAATCTGTTAACGAATACCAGTGTACAGTTAGTGAGTTATTGACAGAAGATATATCAAATAATTTGCCACAGTATCCGTGCGAAATGTCAAGAGATCTTGTACCTATGATTCATACTCAAACAATGCTAACATATCTTTTAAACCTTAAAAACTATTTATACAATGGCAAATGTAATATACGGTAACGATGTTAAAGTTACAGAAATGAATATCTACCAGGAAGCAGTTCTTCGATTTATGGTTGAAAACTGCCAAAGATATGCTTATGAAGAAGAGTGTGCTAAAGATGCTCATAAACTTGCTAAGGCTTACATTGAATGCCTTAACGAAAACAATAACGGAGAAAATGTATCTTAATATGGAATTTGAAATAATTAAAGAAGATATTAAACAAGATACTATTTACAATGATGCAGCAAACACTCAACATGAAAATATGAAGGTTTGCGAAATGATTGTAGATTGCTACAAAGACAATAAATCTACAGCAATTGAAGTTTTTGGATGGTATAATGTTTATATATCTCATTATAATTACTTAAACTATAAACTTAATTTCCATGGAATACAAAGACGGTGATATAGTAACAGATGAAATATCTGCTGGTTATTGGATGAATAGAGAAAAACTTCTTGAATTTATTTCTGATAAACTTATTCCTCATTATCAAAATTGTGTTGAAGAATATTCTGTATTAGGAGAGTATAGAATAATAATACATAGCGCTTGCGATCGTGGAGTGTGCTTTTGCTCTTCTGCAGCGTTTTGTAATTCTTTATATAGTAACTATCACATTAGATTATACGGTTCATGTTGGACATCATATACAAGAGATTGTTTCTCTAAAGAAAAAAACATAGAACTTCTTAATTTCAGAATAAATAAAATGCAAGAGTTATGCACACTTTTAAAAGCGGAACTGGACACAGACAATCAATAGATTTTAAGGCTGACAAAGCATCTCAAACAGCACCTGTAATTGTTGAAACAATAACAGATGACGATGGAACTGAAATGTATGTACTTGAAAATGGAAACTTGTTTCCTAAATTAAGATACGATGCGTTATGGTTTCCTGTAAAAACTAAAATAAAACCAAAGAATTTTAGAGATCCTTATCCAGGTTCATTACGTTAAAAACTTCTTATGATAAAAACATTTAAACTTGCTGTTTTAGGTTGTTTATCTTTGACAGCATCAATATTTTTAGTTCCTTTATTATTAACAATTAAATTTTTAAGCTATGACTTTTCAAGAATTTATGAGTCAGACGAGAGATCTGATCGAAAAGAGTGATTTTGAAAACAAAACGTTCTTATGTAATGTAGAACAATGGCACTATGAAAAATCTCCTATTTTTCAGGTTTATTTATCACATGGATCTGAATACATAAGGTGTTCTACTCCTGAAGATTGTATTAGTAAACTTACTTTAAAATGCCAGTCTTTGCTAATTCAAACAGAAATGCAAATTTCTGAAAATGTTCAAAAAGGCGCACCGTTTGATGAACAGTTTTCAGGAAATGACCTGGCAAATTCTGTTTTGGTTGACAATCTTACAGGTTTAGATCCAGAATTTCCTTTTCCTGAAGAAACTCCGTTAGGAGAACAGGTTGATGGAGGAAATGACGAGTACCAAATAGATTAACAAACAAAATCTTTAACGATGCAAGAATTACAACTCAACTCAAACTTTGTTTTAAAGTTTAAAATGAAAAAATCTCAACAAAAGAAAGTTGAAGAGATGTTATCATCTAACGGATATATCTGTGAACAATGGGTAAGAACTCCGTTCGACAATATAATAGAGTTTAGAGTTGTTTGTAATTTGCGCAAGGCTGAAGCTTTAAGGCTTTTGCTTAAAAACTTTACAGTTTATGAATAAGTTTAAAATAGAGTTAAAGGACGGGACTATACATAATAATGTTAGTTTCGGAACTGTGCAAAACGATCCAATGTTTTTGTGGATAGAGTTTAAATCTCTTGAAGTAATACATTGTAATATATCAGAAGTTGTTTCGATAGTTACAACAAATGATGTTTACAACCGTCCTCAGGAAACTCCACAAAGCATAAAACTTGTAAATGCTTTAGTTATGGCATCTATGTTTTTCTATGTTTTCCTTACAATCATGATAACTGCAACATTCTTTTTAGTATGGAAATGACACAGTCTAAAATAGTAGCAAAATTGCTTGAAAAATACAATTCAGCACTTGAAGATATTATTGCCCAACCTAATGTTGAAGAGGCTTTTTATGCCGCACTTGCTCATAATGTAGGTAATGGAGTTTGTCAGGCAATGGCATCTTTTGCTGATAATAGTTCAGAGATGTTGCATAATTATAACTCTATGTCAACAATAATAAAAAAGTACTCTGATGATGGAAAATGGTGGGGAGAAAAACCTTATCATTGTAAAACAAAATATGAAATTGTATCCTGTATTGAATATAGGATAATGATTTTAGAAACAATTTTAGAAACAGAGGCACTGATATAAGTCAGCTTGTCCACAAAAACAAAAATATGCTAATAAAAAGAAAAAGCAAATTCTCAGGTAAAGAACATGAAATTGAAATACCTGTAACAGTTGATCAGATGGCAGCATATGAATCTGGAGTTAATATTCAAAATGCAATGCCTAATATTTCTGCAGATCACCGTGAGTTCATATTAACTGGAACTACTCCTGAAGAGTGGAATGAAATGATGAAAGATCTTGACGAAGAAGATGACGACGATCCTGATAAAAGGTATCATAGGTAGTAAAATTAAAGCAGGAATCGGCTTATCGGTTCATACATAAAAATGAGAAAAAGAATATCGTTTTTGTTTGTGTATCTTGCTATTTTAGCAACAATGGCACTTCCTCTTTCGGCATCAGCTAAGGCATCATGGGAAGTGTATGGAGATTATGTTAGAGATGGTTGTCTCCAGACTTATTGCGATCATTATTCAATGGATGCTTTTAACCAAATAACTGTTTACAGAACTCTTGGTGCAAAGTATTGCGGGTATAATGGAAACAATAATTAATTACTTATTACCCCGGACTCGTAAATGAGTCGGGGTTTTGAGGTGAAAAAATATTGTAATGATAGATATACACCCAACTTCAAGTTAAAAAAATTGCAAACTTAAAATACAATTAAAATGAAAAAACATATATTAGTATTAGGTAATAAACTAACTTTTGAAGAAATTAAATCAAGGGTTGGTCAAAATGTTTATATAGCAGGTTTAACTGGCCCTTATATATTACATGATGTTGTTGTAGTTAAAAACAATAATTTGAAAGACTTTACTGTTTATGTAAAAAAGCCTTTATCTGATCAATGTTTAAAGTTCTCCAGTTATGAAACATACTTCATTGACACTGTTGAAGAAAAAGATGAACCTGTTAAAGACACACCAAGGCAACGTAAGGTACACGAACTGTTTTTCTTGGTGTTATTGGTACTTAAACTATCAGATAAAATTGACTGGTCATGGTGGTGGATACTTTCTCCTTTGTGGATTCCTGTTGCCGTTTCAATTGCTTACCTTATATCTGCATACGTTTTCGATCTTGCAAATATTATTAATCAAAATTCTAAATTAAAAGACAATTAATTCAGAAACACTTCAATTTTAAAACTATGCTTATACATTCTCAAAAACTAAATCCTTGTAAATGTGGGTCTGAAAAAACGCCTGATTTAGATAGTGACGATATGGTTCCATGTTGGGCAGTACAGTGTCATGACTGCGGTCAATTTCAAAATGGTATTAATTGGACTTTTGGAGAAGCTGTAGATAAATGGAATAAAGAAAATCCCTTAATTAATAAAACTCAATAACATGAATTTTCTATCAGAATTTCAACAAAAGTCTTTCAGCTGGTCAATATCTACATTTGGTAGCTATGTAGCAAACGACCATAAAGAACGTAGCTATCGTTTCATTGAGGAATCATTGGAATTGGTTCAGGCAAATGACATTTCAAAAGAAGATGTATTAAAGCTGGTTGACTACGTATTCTCCCGGGAAAAAGGTTCTGTTCCTGAAGAAATTGGAGATGTTTTAGTTACACTTTCAATTTTAGCATCTTCGCACGGGCATAATATGTCAAGATGTGCAAACACTACATTGAATAAGTGTATACTTAATTCAGATAAGATATACCAAAAACATCTTTCAAAGCCTGTAAACAATGGGCCTATTCCAGGTGAATATGAAACACCTAAAACTTCATTCAACAAATTAGCAGAAACAATTAAAGAAGCAGCAAAACAACTGTAATACTATGAGCGAACCATCATTAACATTCAAGACCAATAATAAACACCTGAAAGAAGGTCTTGAAATGTCACATAAAAATAGATTGTACCTTCTTGATGAACATGGCAATATGCGAGAGGTTTATCAGGTAATGGATACAAGTAAAAACGATAATTATACAGGAAAGGTAACTATTAAACTTGCATTTCACGACATTGAAAAACCTATAAGTTCTATATCAAGCATAGAACTTGAAGCAAAAGGAATTTTTAACGAAGGAGATCAAGGATAATATGACAAACAACCAAGTAAAGAAACTATCCACAAAAGAAAAGCATGATTTATTTGATCAGCTAAAGCCAGACACGCGTCTTTGGCTTTTTCTGTATAAGCACTTATCTGATAAAAACATTAAGAAATTTGTAATTGATAGAAAGAGTGAAGAAACTATCAAATCAACTCATGTATTGTCAAACCAAACAGTTAAGCAAATAATTCAGGATAGAGAATTACTTAAAAAGGATATTAAACACGCAAACACTGTTACATATAGAAAAGGTATAGCATCTAAAGTATCAGCAATTGTTTATAATCTTGAAGTTTGGATAGTTAATAAGCCTGATTACGAATATTTCAGGTGTAGATTCAAGCCTGAATTTATTGATATGGTTAAAGGTAAGAAGAATGTTGGTGCTATGTTCAGGAAATCTTTTCCAGGTTGACCTTAGATCATGACAATATGGCATTATGGACATTTGTCCGCTTGTCATGGAAATTTGCCCACTACGCTTGAAACCCTTGCTGGGCGTGCTTTATGCTATTTTTTATTAATATGTGTAGTGTGACAAAATGTCAAAATGACGGATACCCACTACATTGTAACACATTGAAAATCAACACGTTATAAAGCTAAAATTAATTGTAGTAGATGTAGTCGGCATATTTGAAAACCGTGGGCATTTTGGGGTAAAATTTTTCATGATGCAAAATAAGGAATCGTAAGTATCTGTAATCTCCAATTCTGATAACTGTTGTTTCCTTAATTTACATTTTTTTATTTTTGCTATTTTTTACAATGCTCCGATTCATTTGAACCCACTACAAATGGCATTTTTTGGTCGTAAATGATTGATTTTCAGCGATTTGTACGTGGTAATCGACCTACTACACAAATTATAAAAAAATTAATATGGCGTGCTGGGCGTGGGTTTCATACGTAGTGGGCTTGATACTACAACGTTTGGCACGATTATTGAATGTAACTAACCACTAAACATATATCATGGCAGTAGAATTTATAACCAAAGAAGACGATCCAAAAGAGTTTGCCCGTAAGATGTTTTACACATATGAGAATATGATGTCTGCATCTATTAGCGGATTCGAAGAAGATCAGGACACAGGTGATCTCACACCAAAAGGAGAAATTGTAATTAAATGGCTTGAACGATTTGATAAGCTGGAGAATTTCACGTTGGCTGGAAAGACAGCTGGCAATGGGATGAGACGAAGGCGTGTTAAGCCACAAAACTCAATAGGCGATTACTTACGAAACAAGATATTTAGATGGGAAAAAAGAACTGAAAACAATAAAATAACATATACATTATGGCGGATACAATGACAGAAGACCAGCTACAGGCCAAGTGCTTTAAATGGTTTGATAACGAATTTCCTGCAGAACGTAGGATGTTGTTTGCAGTACCTAATGGTGGCGAACGACCTATGAAACGAGTTATGACAGCAACTGGATGGAAAATGGTACCATTGGAGGCTAATAAGTTGAAAGCTACAGGTACAATGCCTGGAGTGTCGGACATGATATTTGTAACTGATAAGGTTTATTTCATAGAGATGAAAATACCTGGAGGTACACAATCTGATCCACAAATAGACTTTATGAACAAAGTAAGACCTCGTGGACATGAATACGTTCTAATTTATACTTTTGAGGAATTCACTAAATTTATAATAAGCAGATTAATGAGATATTATGGAAGACAAAAATGATTCGCTAAAGTACACCAGTCAACAACAATGGGAGGTTGTCGACAATTATAGAGATATACAATCAAACACTCCTGAAGAACTATGGGATAATGCAATAAGCTACTTTAAGTGGTGTAAAGATAACCCAATTGAGATTAAGAAAACTGCAATGACAGGTAAAGATGCTGGTAAGAAATTCATTGTGGAACTTCCTGTAATGTACACGATCAAGGGGTTATGCCTTCACTGCAATGTGTTAGAAGAATACCTCAAGGATATGCGTGCAGCAAAGGAAACAGCACCAGACTGGTACATAGTGGTAAGCAAGATACTGTATATAATTCATGACCAAAACATGACTTATGCAGCATTAGACCTATTTAACCCAATACTCGTGGGCCGGTTGCATAATATCGAGAAAGATGATACGCCTCCTGCAAATATCACTATCAACCATGTTCATGGACTACCAGAGTTGTCAGAATCTGAAAGTGAAGTTTTGCAAAAACTGGAATCTGAAAACAAGTTATTTCCTGGAGAAGAGAAATAGAAACCCAATAGAGCAATTTGCATCTGGAAAAACTGAAAAATCAGATTTTCCAGATGTTTTTCTGTGTACGGATGTTTGCATGGCCAGATAGCTTGTATTATCAGGTACTGCAATATTATATTGTACCATGCAATACAATGAATTGTGTATTGTGCAGTATTTTGTTTTGCATGGTACTGTGTTTAACTCATTTCTTTTTTCAGCCATACCACAATTTACGACAATTTGGCATTTATTAATCAATTTTAACGTCTCTTTGTCAGTATGTGTTTAAAAGCATTTTAAGCCGTTTTATGGACAGGTGAGCGGTTTTGATACGGTTATACGCTGACAACCGAGATAATTGATTTATGAGCAGATTATATAAATTATTAATATGATTAAGCTAAATGTTAAAATTATGTTAAAGCCCGAAAATTGGACAAAAATATTTGGATTGTATTAATATACGTTGTACATTTGTATTGTTAATGATTGAAGCAGTAACAACGGTTACATAGCTAATAACATTAATATGTGTACATAAGCCGTCGGGCTGCTACATACAGTTTCTTTGACATATCGGAAAATTTGCATTTTTTAACCGGCAATGGATTACAAGCAATAATATTGCTCCAAAGCCACAACACATATATATTATGGCAAAAATCATCAAGGCTGAAACACCAGCCACCGAAACACCAGTTGCTGAAACACCAGTTGTAGCAATCGTTAAACCGGAGCCAACAAGCGCAAAGCTAATCGAATTACGGGAACAGCGCAAAGCAGCCAAAATGCTTGCACGTACTTTCGAACCTGACAGCGATGAAGAGAACGCTGCTTTATTGGACGCTTACAAAATCGACCAATTGATTAAAGCGGAAATTGCAAACATTGTTAATACAGAACGTTTAGCTGAACTGCAAATTGCACGTAACGAACGGGTACAATTAAACATTGCCCAATTTGTTGCTTTGTTTGGTAGCGTTGAATTGTTCGAAGCGTTCAAAGCTGCTCAATGGGAATCTAAACCTGAATTGCAATTGCCATTCGAAGCAGCAATTGAAACAGTTAACAATGAATTGTTAGCCAAATTTGCTTTACCCAAATCGGGCGGAGGATCATCAACTACCGGAGGCGCAGAAAAACAAACAACCGACGGCGAAAATTTAGCTGCACATTTAGCAAACATTGCTGCCGGAATGACAGACGCTCAAAGCCGTAAAGCAATGGAAACAGCGGGCGTTCCACGTTCAACCGCATGGCATACGGTAAACAATTACAACAAATCATTGGTTAAATAATCATTGGTTTGCAAACATTCACAGCGAAGCAAACATAATGTTTGCTTCGCTTATTTTAAACAATCAATTAATTAAATGCTATGACAAAAATCAAAAAACTGGCTATTGCCAAACAAACCGCAATTGTAAACAAATGTTTGTTGTGTACTCCTATTGTAGTCGCAATCATTTATTTTGTATTGTACATTATTGATACCGAAAATTTATAATATATGGAAACATTAACCACTGCCTCAGTCGGATTGATAGAAACGATTGATTGTAACGGAAAATTAAGGCATTACTGCCAAATTGTCACCGAAGACTCAAACGAGTTTATAGAGGTCGAATTTGCCAAATTGGCATCTTTGTCTATGGCCTTCAACATTGACTGCGCCTTTATGTCATGGGATACCATTACATCTATTGCAGGCGAGTCATAGTTACTAACAAGTTACTAACATTCTGAGATAAAAAAATCTCAAAATGTTTTTGGCCGTTCCCCCCACCCATAAATCTTTTCCAACTTTTCAAAATAAATCGTCTGCAAATTTTTCCTGGTATTTCAAAATAAATCTCCTTAATGTCTCAAAATGGTGAGCAGTCGGTTCGAGTCCGAACATTAAACTAAAAACCAAGCCCTGGAATGGGCACTCGAAATATGAGTACGCACAACGTGAAAAGGTTATCGTAAGACGATCCTGGGTAACCGGCCCTTAGAGGAGATCGCAGAAAAACAAACCTTACCGTAGCTTGCGCTTTTAATTTTGAGGAAATATTGTATAAAGTAAAAAATTTTAATTATGGAACAAGCATTAGATTTAATCAAAAGTGAAAGAGAGCGTCAAATAGTGATGTTTGGAACAACTGACGTTCACGATATTGAGCAAGATAATGGAGAGTTACTAAAGGCTTCATTATACGCTTTAACACGAGAAGGTATATATAAACAAGATGGTTTTGAACGTTTTGAAGAAAAAACTGATAAACGAAGCCAAATAGATAATCTTGTTGTTTCTGCTGCATTAATAGCAGCTGAAATAGATAGGCTTTTACTTATTGAAGAATATCGCAAGATATAATATTAATTAGATTATAATTACGAACAGTTTCGTAATGATCTACGAACAGTTTCGTACTAGTGGATCGAGTTATTAACCAATGTGGATAACTTTTTTTGGTGGTATGCTACTTACTTCTTATATTGCATTGTAATGAAAATTACGCCCATATATTCTCGAACACTAGATTTTCTCAGGTCAGGCGGGCGAACAGTTGTTCATCAAGGCGGCTCTTGGAGCGGAAAGACAGTTAATATATTACCTGCTCTTGCTACGCTTGCAATGGAAGAGAAAGGAGTTAACGCTGGAATTACAACAGTTACTTCAATGTCAATGCCACACCTTAAAGGTGGAGCATTAAGAGATTTTGAAATGTACGTTTATCCAGAGTTTAAAGGTGCTATAAAACAGTATCACAGAACAGATCATATTTTTACTTTTCATAGTGGTTCAATAATTGAGTTTAAGTCTTTCGAAGATGAAACGAAAGCAAGGGGTGCTAAACGTAAGAGGTTATTTGTAAATGAGGCGAACACATTCTTAAAGATGTTGTTCTTTCAATTGCACTCACGTAGCGACCAATCAGTAATTGATTATAACCCATCAGAAAGATTTTGGGCTCACGAAGATTTAATTGGTAACCCAGGTGTAAAAACATTTATTTCAGATCATAGGCACAATCCATTTCTAACTCCAGAGAAACACGCCGAAATTGAGAATATCTGTACATTTGCTTACAATCCTGATGGATCAGTAATGATTAATACTGATACAGGCGTTCCTGTAGTGTTAAAAGGTGATTACGAACTTTGGAAGGTATATGCAAGAGGTTTAACTGGAAATATTGAAGGTATAATATTTCCTAATTGGGAGATGGTTGACGACAGTGCGTTTCCTAATAATGTCGATCCTATATTTTCAATTGACTTTGGATACAGTGTTGATCCTACAGCTTTGATGAAAATTGCAAGAGTTCAGAATACATTGTTTATCAAGGAGTTATCATATAAACCAGGTATTTCAGAAACAGAGATTAAGCAAATTCTTTTAGCTAACGGATGGAATAGAGAGATACCTCTTTATTGTGATCACGATCCTGATATGATTCGATTATTGAGAAACGAAGGTATCCAATACGCACAGCCTGCAAGAAAAGGACAAGGGTCTATTTCAGCAGGTATAAAGTGTTTAAAAAGTTATGATGTTAAGTATACAAACAGTTCAAAGAACATTCATCGTGAAAGAGGAATGTATGTTTGGGAAAAAGACAAAATAACTGGTTTGCCTATCAACGTTCCAATTGAAAGGCATAATCACTGCTTTGATTCTATAAGATACGGTGTTTATACAAAATACTTAAGAAACGAATTAAAAAGAGCATAACATGGCAAAGAAAAAATCTTACAATGTTGACAAAAGTATTTTGGAAAACAATTTTCCAAAAGGTATTTCAGCAACCAACTCATCTAAAGCTGCAATTGCAGAAATAATTACAGTGCTAGGAGATGATAAAAAAGAAACAAAAGGAGAAAAAGATAAACCTGTTGTATAATGGGACTATTTTCAAAAGATTATAGCAAATCAAAAGAGTATCTTGACCGTCAACAAAGTATTGACGCACTTATAGCTTTGTCTAAAATTGCTGAGTGTGTTAGACCTACAACAGAACTTGATAAGCTGATAGTTAAAAAGATTGAACAAACATTAGAAAAATTATAAGTGAGTAGCAACCTGGTACTTTTAGAGAAAAGAAGCAGCCTAATGCGTAGGTCTGATCCAGGAGGCGATTTCCAGGTGGATTTGAGTGGACAGCAAAGTATGTTTGGTTCAATAGCAGGAAATAAGTGGCCTGTTAGTTCAAACGCTGATTTTATCCCTATGGATAATGAAGGTGGTATAATGAGAATGAAAGGTGGTAATGGACATAAACCTCAGTGGCTTGGGTTAGATAGCGTTTTAATGCAGTCTTGGGCTTACGATTATTGTTCACCACTTGCAGCTGTAATTGATCGTTTGGCAGAAGCTGATACAAATGGAAGGATAGAATTTGTTGATGAGAATGGGGCTACAATAAAAAATTCTGTTATAAATAAGATACCTAAAAAGTATCGTGTAAAACAGTTGTTTAAAAGACCAAACCCATTACAAACTTGGCATGAGTTCAATAATGAACAAGTTGTAATTGCAAAGAAGCACGGATACTGTCCTGTATTTATGATTCGTCCAAAAGGTCTTGATGCGACTTACACAAGGTTCATGGTTAATATTTCTCCGTTGTGGATAGAGCCAAATAGAAATGAAAATTTTGATTTGTTATCTGAAGACGAAAGTAATTTAAACCCAATAAAAAGCTGGACTTTAAGTATATACGGACAAAGATATGAAATTGATTCTGAAGATATTTTAGTTATAAAAGATGGCTTGACAGCAAGCACAGATTCTTTTAAAGCTAATTTAGGCTTACCAAAATCTAAAGTTGAAGGTCTTGATTATTTCATCAGTAATATTTGCGCAGCTATGGAGGCTGACAACGTACTTTTGAAAAAGAAAGGGCCTCTTGGAGTTTTTAGTTACGATCAGAAACCTGATATGGCTGGATTGACTCCAATGCACAACGAAGAAAAAACAGAACTTCAAACTGCTTTAAATCGTTATGGTCTTTCGTGGGGACAGTTACAATATGTTATAAGTAAAACTCCAATAAAATGGAATCCAATGTCTTTCAACGTAGAAGAGTTGAAAACAAAGGAAACTATAAGGATGGGAATTGATGGTATTTGTGATAGACTTGGTTATCCTGCTGAACTTATGAGTGGCAAAAATGCCACTTATGAAAATCGTAGTTCTGCAGAAAGTTATCTTTACCAAAATAACATAATCCCTTTTTCTTTGCGGAGATGCGCACAATACGAGCATTATTTTGGAATTGAAGGACTGGTTTTAGATTACGATCATTTACCAGTTCTTCAGGAAGACATACTTCATGCTGGACAAGCAAGGGAAGCAATGTCCAATTCTCTTGTAACTGATTGGGAAGCCGGTATGATTGATTATAATGAATACAGGCGTTTGCAAGGTATGGATGAAATTTCAGGTAAAACAGGATATTTTTATTCTGATTACATTAAAGAAAATCCGACTTTAGCCGAACAAGGTAAAACTCCTAAAGCAACACAATTAAAACCTGTTAAAAGTGGTAAAGCTGCATAGTAAAATAGAAGAGTTTAAAAAGAGGTCAACTCCAATAAGCTACTTTAATGTTAATATTTCTGAAAGAAAATCAACTGATTTTGATAAGTTGATTGACCAAAGGATTATTGAAGGCTATGGTGTTATATGGGGATCAAGAAATGGGCATGGAGAAAAGTTTGTTAAAGGAGCGTTTGCAAAAAGTATCTCAGAAATGGGACCTGGTGCAAAAAGCAATTTTAAAATCAAGTTTAGAGATAGACACGGTAAAAGTTGCTCTCTTTTTGCTGAATTAATTGAAGATGAAATTGGACTATACTTTAAAACAGTTCCATTAGATAATGTACCTTGGGCAAACGATTTGCTTGTACAAATCAAGAGTGGAACAATAAATAATTTTTCTGTTGGTTTCAGGCATATTTGGGATAAGGTTGAATGGGAAGATGAAACTGACAGCTTAATAATTCTTGAAGCAAGATTATTTGAAATTTCAGGTGTTGATATACCTTCAGACCTTGAAACATATTGTTTACGTGGATTAGAAGATATTGAAGAATTACAGGAAGATGTTGAGAATTTCATTAGCGATCTTCCAAATTCACAAAAACTTAAGGCACGACACATATTTACCAGATGTATGTCACTTAAAGATCAAGAGCCGCTGGATGCAAAGCAAAGAGCACTCGAAAACGTTAAGCCGACTGAAATAGGTATCGACTATAAATATTTAATTGACAATTTAAAATTTTAAAAATGAACAGTAAATTTTTTGCGCCAAAACAATTTGCGCCAAAATATGTTTCAAGAAGACATCCTCACAGTGTTTTCAATAGCGTTGCATATAAAGAAGAAGGAAGTGATCCAAAACCTCCTGCTCCTGATAAACGAACTTCTGAAGAATTGCTTGCGGAAATTCAGAAACGTTTTGACAAAAGCCTTGAAGGTATTGCAACAAAAGCTGAACTTGAAGCAATTCGTGAAAGCCAGGCTGATTCAATGAAAGGGGTTTCTATTGAATCTCTTCGTGCATTGGTTGACGAGAAAGAAGGTGTTATGCAAATTATCGCTCGCCAGGGTCTTGAAATGCAAAGGCTTTCAGCTAAGCTGGAAAAAGCTGAAGACAGAGGTGAAGACATGAGCATTCGTGCCCAGGTTACCAGGTGGGTTGAAAAAAATAAAGAACAACTTGACCCTAAAACTGTTCGTGCTAACAGAAGTATTCCTCAAATGGAATTAAGGCTTGATAGCCCTATGCACGTATCTACAGTTAACAGTACAAGTTCTCCTTACATTGGAAAAACTCAGTACGAAGGCGGTATCAATGATTTTGTAAGAATTCAGCCAAACTTCTGGGATTATATTAAAAAAGGAAGATCTTCTGCAGCAACTTATGTTTGGGTTAATAAAACAAATCCACAGGGTTCAGCCGCATTCATTGGACCTGGAGTTGCAAAACCTGGAGTTAGTTTCAAAATTGTTGCTGCAACAAGTAATGCAAAGAAAATTGCAGATAGTGCAAAAGCAGGAACTGAACTTTTACAGGATATTGAAGGGATGGTAACATTTATCGAAGATGAACTTCGTTACAAGGTTATGATCAAAGCAAACGAAAGAGCGATGGTTGGAGACGCTGTTGCTGACCCTGAAGATATTACCGGAATACAAACACTTTCTATTGATTGGCCTGCAGATTCTGGAATTAAAACAACAACACCTAATTACATGGATGCCTTAAGGGCTGGTGTTGGTTATATGAGATCTGGTTTATTACAGGGTCCAATAACTATCTTTATAAATCCAATTGATTCAACAAACATGGATTTATCAAAGGCAGACAATTCCGGTGTTTACCTTTTACCACCTTTTGTTACAGCAAATGGAAAGAATGTTGCCGGCGCTGTTGTAGTTGAAGACTACAATATAGAAGTAGGTCACGTTCAGTTTGCATTCCTGAACTACTACAGAATCCTTATTTACAAGGATTTCATGATCGACTGGGGTTGGGAAAATGATGACTTTACAAAGAACCTTGTAACAGCCATTGGTGAAATGAGGGTTCACCAGTTCTTTAACGATATCTACACTGGTGCGTTTTTGTACGACACCTTTGAAAATATCATTGAAGAAATCACTAAGCCTGTGGCACCTTAATTTAATCCGTACCCGACTTAATGTTTTAAACAAGATTATCTAAAAACTTAATTTTATAAAATGAAAAAGTTTCTTTTATTGGCTACGTTTATAGCCGGAATGCTTTCGGTATCAGACGCCCAAACAAAATTTAAGGGAACTGTCACAAATCCCCAGTCAATAATCAGTGACGCAACAGTTGATACTTCTTATTTGGATATAACACCTGGTTCAAGTTCAATAATGCAGATACAGGTTTTGGTTTCACGAACAAGTGGTACAATGGCAGGAACAGTAAGATTGTATGGAACTACCTGGGATAGCACAGGAACATGGAAGCCTGTTGGAGATACACTCACACTTTCAAATGCAGCCGTAAATGAGAAAACATGGACTGTAACAAATCCGCTTTATAAAAGATATTATGTCTTGCAAAGCGGAGGTACAACAGTAAAAGGTTATCTCCGTCCAATAGCAACAGCTAAGAAGTAAAAATAAGTAAAGGTTAAAAAATGGCATTGATTGTAAAAAACGACGAACAGATACGAGTTGGTGTAACAGCCGGACTTGTTGCAGGTTCGTCGTCTTTTGTTTTTGACGGAACATTAGGAAAACCTGACTACCGTGGATACGAGATAATAATATCAGAAGTTGGAAGAAGATCTCCAATGATTAAAAACTTTGATTATTCATGGAATCCTGATACCGGTTCATTTGCTTTAATAATAGCAGATGACGAGTTTGCTTTAAATCAGTGGTACAATGTACATTTCCAGCCAGCAAGAACAGTTGTTTATCCTTTTGGCTCTTACTTAATAAGTAACGGTTTTTTTATCAGAGATATAAATATACCAAACATTGCGAAAGTTGGTGACGCATCTCTTGAAAAATTAAATTCGTTTATAGAGCGTTATGAACCAGAGTGTATGTCAAAAGTAATAGGAGATCGTCTTTACGATTTACTTTTAACTGAAACATCTGAAAGGATGGATAAGTTAATTTACGGTTCTTATATAACAGGTACAAATGAAAAATGGAAAGGTCTTGTTTATGGAGAATCGCTTGACACTAGCCTTATTGCATATTATATTTACTTTTATTTGCAAGAGACAAATGCTGTTCAAACAACAGGCGTTGGTTCTAAAACAAGTAAATCTGAATCAGGTGTTAGCGTATCACCTGCAGATAAAATGATAAAGGCTTGGATGAACTTCTCAAAAGACGGACGTGCTTGCGCTTATTTTTTGAGGAAACAAAAAAACGCCGATAATTCTGTAATGTACCCTGAGTATAGCAGTAGTAATTATTGTTATACTAATGAAATTTGTAAAATTGGAGGAGTTAACCTTTTTGGATTTTAGTTATGAACGAAGATGTAATACTTGTTAATATCATTAAAGATGTTGTTGATTCAATGTCAGTTGAAGGTATTGATAAAGTTTATTATCAACCAGGAAGGAATTCTGACATCATTAAATCTTTAAACGATCTTGATAATTCGATAACAATGAAGGGTTTAAAATACCCTTTAATTGCAATGGTTTTACCTATACGTGAGAAACGTGGTTCAGGTTTTTACGCATCTATAGTAATTCCAAGAATTGTCATTGCAACATTAAGTTCTGCAGAAAACACTGAAAGGATTCTTGAAAAATATGAAGAGTTTGGATCATTTAAGAAAATTCTTTATCCATGCTACTACGAGTTTTTAAAACGTTTGGCTTGGTCAAGATTCACTATTGTTAACGATCCTGATTATATAGTTCATACAAAAATGGATAGTCCAGGACAACAACCAATTGGACAAGGGCTTTCAGATTATGTTGACATAATTGAAATACTGAACTTGGAAATTAATTTAAATCAACCTAAAAATTGTTAAAATGATAGTTAAAGCATGTAAACAAGGCAACTCAATGAAAAACACCGGTGGCGAGTGCGACGTAGCAATGCTTGCACCTGCAATGTTTTTATTGGTTCCTGACGATTTCGAATGCGATTTTGTAGATCTTGAAGAGCCAATGACCTTCTTTACTCCATTATTGCACGAAGATAAAGGTAAAAGAATTTACCCGCTATTTGGACAAAAGGCTCCAATAGTTACAGTTACTAACTCTGCCGAAAGTGACGTTACAGTTACTCTTGATGATGGAACGATTGTATTCTTAATGTATGGTATTTACAACAGAACCTTTGAAACAATTAAAGGCGGACTTTGTTTTGCCGAAGCATTACAGTCAATGCTTGGTTCCGGTTACGACCTTATTGAAATTGATATTGAAGGAAAAATTCTTGCACGTAGAGATGGAAAAGGTTTAACTCTGAAAATTTCAGGGTTATCTCCAAAATTCATGTATGCTCCATCTCCTGTATTGGGTGACTTTAAAACAACTCCTTACAAAAACAGATTCCAGATTTCAATGAGCCCTGTTGAGATGATTAAAAACGGTATCATTCTTACAGGTGGTTACGAACTATTATCTTTGGTTGGCCTGATTGACGTTGCAATAAATAAAGGTTCTACACCTTCAACTACAACAAAATTGTATTTGGATGTACAAACACTTTGTGCTGAAACAGACCTGGTTGCAAAACTTGGTGTTAAACTTGAAAATGAAGATTTGTTCATTGTTACAAACAAAGCAACAGGAGTTGTTATAACTCCATCTGCAGCTGCAATTGTAAATGGACAGGTTGAATTGACAGGTGTATTTGCTACAGGTCAAACATTCCATGTTGTAGGATCTTCTCCAAAAACATGGTTTACTGCAACACCGTCTATTTCCGGTTATGATGCAAGCGAAAATGGAGTTGATATTTTGATTCCCTAACGCAAGACTGACCACGGAAGCCGGCGATGGTCTGGTCACAGAATCCGGCGATACAATAGTTCCTGAATAATTCACAGTAGCGTTAGAAATAACGCTACTTTTAAAAAACATATTATGGCAGACGTTAAATTTTCAGACTTTACAGAAGTAACCGTAATGAACGGAACTGAAAAACTTGTAGGTCTTTCAGGAGTAGATAACGCATCTTTTGATGTAGATGTTGTAAAGGAATACATAAGGCCATACATTGAGTTTGAAGCAAGGGTATCACAAGCAGGGACAAACGCACCTACTGTAAGTGTAACATTTTTAAATGAATTTGGCCCAATAACTATGGCAAGAGTTTCTACTGGAGTGTACTCATTAACAGGTGTTTTTCCTGGACAAGTTCCTACAGTTAATTCAAATGTGTACTCTTATTCTGCAGGTACATGGAGATTAGGAAAAAATTCTGATACAGTTTTACTTCTTGAAACATCATCAGGCCAATTAAGAAATTCTGATGCATACTCAGATGGTCAACTTCTTAATGAGGTTATCAAATTCAGAATGTATTTATAATAAGTTGTTGGTTTGTTGATAATAAAAGGCGCTGTTCTCGAAAGAGGCAGCGTTTTTAAGTTAAAGAGTAGTATGCCGTTAACTGATCTATTCAATAAAATTCAAAAACTTCAAAGGTTTGACATTGCAACTGAAACTGCAAATATAATTAACCAAAATGGAGATTTTATTGCAAGTTTGTTAAAATCTCAATTGGCTGAAGGTAAAGATGGTGACGGAAATGATGTAAAGGTATTTGGAAGAGAATATTATTCAGATAAAACAATTTTTAATAAAGAGCGTTTTGGATCAGGCTTAGGTAAAGAAACAGGATGGATTACAAACTATTTCAGCGGTGCTTTTTATAATTCAATATATGTATTTGCTTCAGGCGAATCGTTCATTTTTGACAGCGATATACCGTATTTCAACGAAATAATATTGCAATCAGGTACAAAAATAATGCACTTGAATAAAAAAAATCTTGAAAAATTTAGTAAAGAAATACTTATTCCTCAATTAAAAGTTGCATTCAATGCAAAAGTAAGGCAATAATGGCATACGAACTATATACAATACGGCAATTTAGAGATGCATTATATTCTGATAAAAGGGATATTATTTCTGAAGAGCAATTAAAAATTGTTGAAGTTGAATATGCAGATACAGCAGAGTTATACGAAACAGAAGAGTTTGCTCAATCGTCTTATATACAGTTCGTTTTTAATAGGATAAAGTTTATTGATAATTTTATTGAGTTGCAACTTTTGTTTCTTAAAGAATTTGATATTGCTTATAAGCCAGCTTTTGAAAAACTTAAGAAGTATGGACATTATCTTAAATGGGTTGACAAAGAAGATTTTTTAAAACGTATAGAGGATATAAAGTCAAGAGAAGATATATACGAATCTATTCTTGAAGAGTCTATAAAAAATCTTAACGATTTTAGAAAAACAAAAAAGACTTCTAAAAAACAAACAGTAAAAGAAAGCAGGAACTCATTTATAAGGACTGTTAATTCATTGGGGAAAGAGGGGTATTCTATAAATTGGGATAGCACAACAGTTGAAGAGCTTGCTTTAATGATTAAACAACAAAAAGACTTAGTTAAACAACAATAATGTCAGATCAAGGTCAGAACTTTATTTCGTTAGGAATTGACGTTACATCTTTTGATGCAACGAAAGAAGCTACGATAGAAAGATTTATTAAACTTTTTAATAAGTTAGATAAGTATGACGGAAAATCTTGGAATCCAGTAATGGGTGCAGGATTAACAGATTTTAATGCTTCTGTTTCTGCAACATCAAAGTTGTTAGACGAAATGAATACAAAGTTATCTGAACTTAAAACAGGTTTATCTTCATCTTCATCTTCAACAACAAAAGCTGCTGCTGCAACAAAAGAATTTACTGCAGAACAAGCTAAACAAAAAGTTGAAACTCAAGAAGCAAATCGTGCTTTACTTGAGTATGCTAAATCTCAAAACGCATCTGTTCAAGCAAGGCTGGCTGATAAAAAAGCGATAGCTGACCAAGCTAAAGCAGAGGCTGATAGGCAAAAACAAATAAAAAGAGATAAGCAAGAAGAGATAACTTTAGAAAAGCAACTTGAAAGATCTAAAAAGGATGCAGCATTAGCAAGTTCTCAAAAAGCTAAAGCCGATCTTGATGAAGCTAAAGCAACAAGGATTCTTAATAACGAACTTGAGCAGTTGAAAATGGTTCAAAAACAGCAGGCTCAAGATTATGCAAATATGTTTATTGCTAAAGGCGGAGTTGCAAATAATGCTTCTAAAGACCCTGCTGTAATGACAGCATTTACTGAACTTCAAAGGACTTCAACTGTAATAAACGATATTGAAAAGAATATTGATAAGGCTACTGACGGAGCAAATAAACTCGGTAAAGGATTAACAACAGCATTTTCACATTTGAGGACAATTGCATATATATTACCTGGTTTAGGAATAGCCGGTATATTCAATCTTGCTTTTGAAGCTATAGGTAAAGCTGTAGATGAACTTGGTTTATTTACAAATGCAGAAGAAAAAGTTATTAATAAACAGATAGCTTTAAATGAGTATACAAAAAATTACTTAAAAATAATTGAAGATGTAAACTCTGCATTAAGGACAAACCTTGGTTTTAATCAGTATCAATCAAACGTTATATCTTCAAATCGTGCAATAGGTAAATCACCTCTTGATATACTTGAAAGTGAGAAAAAAGCAATGGTGTTTGCAAAGAATAGTGCAAATGCAGACTTTTTTGCAACTGAAGGTTTTAAAAATCTTGATAAATTACAAAACGAATTAGTAAAAGCAGAACTTGAATTAAAATCTGCAAATCAGCGTGTACTTGAATCAGCGCAAGGTCAACATATGCCTGATACATACTTCGGTAACAGGGATGAAAAAGAAAAGTTGATACAAAAAGCTAAACAAGGCCAGTATGATATAGCACTTGAGAGTTATAATAAGCAAAAAGGGATAAACGAAAGAAATGCTATTGAAGTACAGCAGCTTGCTGATAAAGAAATAGAAATAACTCAGTATAAAGAAGAGCAAAAGAGAAAGTTACATCTTGAAACTATTAAAAACGAAGTTGCGTCCACAAAAAACAAAAACGAAATTATACTAGACGAAGAGATAAAATCTGTTAAAGCAAAACGTGATGCAATAATATCTAACTTTAATCAAAGTGTAAGAGAAAACAACGCATTAAAAAATTACACTTTATCAAGGCCTGATGCAAGAAATGCAGATGGTTCACTTACAACAGAGTCTAATGTTGTAATTCAAGAAGCTACAAGAAAGAATATTGAAGCTGAAAGAAAAAAGAATTTTGAAATATATAAACTTGAAGAGGCTGCTCGTCAAGAACGTTTGAGTGCACAAGAAAAAATTGATATAGCATCTTTAAATACTACTGCTATAACAAATGAAAAGATAACTACAAACGTTGAGAAGTCACTTGAAGAAAGAATACAAGCGCTTCTTAAATATGTTGAACTTAAACAACAAATTGAAGACGTTCAAGCTAAAAGGGATCTTGATAAAGATGAGTTTAAAACAGGTGATGCAACTTCAAAAGCTAAGCGTGACGCTGTACTTGCAGAAGCTGCAGAAAGAAGAATAAGTATACAATCTGATGTTGAGAAAAAAGTATTTGATATAGTTTACACTTCAACACAAAAAGAACTTAAACTTGTTACTGATACAAACAGGATAAACGAAGAAGCAAGCAGCAGGCAATATGCATCAGAACTTGAAAAAAATAATGAATCATTCAAGGCAAAGAAAATATCTTATGCAAATTATGCTAAAGAAAGAAATGAAATAAACAGGAAGTATGGAAGAGAGTTTATTGAATCTTCTATACGTGATGATGAGTCAGCTATTAAAAGATTGCAAGAGTTGCTGAAAAAACAGATATCTTTATTACAAGTGGCATCCGATGAAGTTGATGTAACTAAAAATAATCTTAATTTTGCTAAAGATGCAGGAATTGGAGAGGCAGACGCACAAAAGGCTTATGATAAAGCAGTTGGGCAATACGAAGGTTATAAAAATTCTATTAAAAACATTGAGTTAAAAACTAAATCAGAGACTGATAATCTTGAATCTGATAAGCTAAAAAAAGCTAAACTTGGTTACGAGCAAGATTTAAAAAATAAGCAACAGTATGCACAAGCTATAAAGCAAGTTGAAGACTCTTTGTATCAAACAATTAAAGATATAGAAGATAAAAAATACCAAGCAAGAGCAGAAAAAGTTAAACTTGCTAACGATATTATACAGGAGCAACTTGATAACGAAATTGGAGCAGTTGAAAAATCATCTTTAACAGCAAAAGATAAAGCAGCACTTGAAATTCAACTTGAAGCGCAAAAAGCTGAAAGAAATAAAGACGCTGCTGCAGAAGAAAGAAAAATTAAAAGACAACAGGCTGTTTTCGATCGTGATATTGGTATTGCTCATATACTTATAAGTACAGGTATAGCTGTTGCATCTTTACTTAAAACCCCTCCGCTTGCAATTGCTGCAGGTGTAGCCGGTGGAGCAGAAGCTGCAAAATTAGCAAGCATTAATATACCTGCATACGAAAAAGGTACAAAAGGAAAAAAGCACCCTGGAGGCCTTGCACGTACTGGTGAAAAAGGAAAACCTGAAGTTGTTTACGAGCCTTATAAGTCGCCATACCTTGTTTTTGAGGATAACATCTCTTATCTTCCAAAAGGTACAGAAGTTGTTCCGATACTTGATCATCCAGAGTTTGGAAAATCAAAACCTTTTGATAACTGGGATCAAACAAAGTGGCTTGCAAAACAGTTTGAAAAATCACAAAAGAATACAAGTGTTATAAACAGGAATATAATAAATATAGATCTCGGATTTGAAAGTTATAAAAAGACAATACTAGGGTAATTAATGAGAGAGCATAAGAACATATATTTATTTATTTCTGACGAGAACAAAAAGTTTTTGCAGGCTAAAAAAGAATTGAACGGAGATTATACAATAACTCGTTCAGCAAGTCCGTACCCTATAAGATACAATCCTTCCAATTTACTTGGAACTGCAATGGAATTTGGTACAAATAGAGAGTATTTTAGCTTAGTTAGAACTATAGCGTATCCTCTTGATTTTATTAAAGATGGTGCAGCTATATTAAGGTATCTTTATTATAATGGTAAAAAATCACAACAGGATTGTTACTTAACAGTTTTGGAGTGGAACGGAATTTCTAATATCTATGAACTATCTTATTATGGTAAGATAGACATGTCTGAAAAACATGAAGATCCAAAAATGGGAAAATTCACTGTTCCTGTAGTTGATGACTCAGCATGGGGTTTAATATCTCAAAATGATAAAGTTGTTTACTCTGTAGATTGTTCACCAAGCAATAGTAAAGCTGTAAGGGTTTTGTTTGATGGAATCACTTTGGTTAGCAAGTTGACATTTCAAACTGTTCAGTCTCCAATTAGACCTCAGGATGGACTTGTGTCTGGACAGTTAATGCCATTTGTTTTAATAAATGAAGATGGTGATAACGTAGGTGTTATATCTAAAAGTCAGTCATTAACATCTATATTTTATACAACTCCCGGGTCTCCAAACTTCAATGCCCTTTCTGATCATCCAGGATGGTTCTTTAAAACTGTTTATGCAATAAGCGAAGTTAATATACAAGGGTCTTTTCAGTTTCAATGGAATATACTTAATCCAATAACAGGTAATGAAGGTTGCAGGATAAGTGTAAGAAGCAGTTTTGGAGTTGTACACACATTATTCAATAATGGATATCTTTCAGGAAGACTTGTTAATGGTAAGATATACACTGTCAATTTTGATTTTAATACTGCATTAGCTGTAAGTGAAAGTTTGTTTTTAGTGATAGAGATAAACGGTCATCCTGATGCAAATATTACAATAACTCCAATAACTTCTAACAGTTACGTTTCATTAAAGACAAGAGCGCAACCAGTTATAAGATATGGATTAAGGCCTCTTGATTTACTTCAAAGCCTTTCAAAAAGCGCAACAAATAACAGATTTACAGTATCATCGTTATTTTTTGAGGAAAACAACAAAGCTATATGCTTTTCAGGAGATTCTCTTCGTGAAGTTCCTGATGCAAGATTATACAGTTCTTTTTACGAGTTCTTTTCAAGTTTTAATTCAATAAATTTTATGGCATTAAAGAATTCTAATGGAGTTCTTTCTATGGAAAAAGCTATTGAAGTTTATAAGAAAACTCCATCAGTTCTTGATCTTAAAGAAGCTATTGATGTAACACTTGTTCCTGCAAAAGATTATATGTATAATGAAGTTGTTGCTGGATCAAGGGCAATTGATTATAGGCATTCAAGCGGAAGGCTGGAATTTAATTCAGAAGACTCTTGGTCAATGCCTTTATTAAATGTAAATAAAAAACTTGATTTAGTATCTAAATACAGGCTTGGATGTTTCGATATACAATTTTTAATACAGGATTATTTAGGGCAATCCACAAAAGATAACACTGGTGATAAATCTGTTTATGTTGCACAGATAACAGATGAACTTGGAGGGGCAATTGAGAACGTTCAAACTTTTGAAAATATAACTGTAAACAATGTACCTTTACAGCCAATAATAAAAACTCCTTATGATAACGACGTTATAAGTAATGATAAGCCTATTATAAAAGGGATTGCCCCTGCCGGTTCAAATGTAAATATTTATGTTGATACAGTTTTTGATGGAACAACAGTTTCAGATGTAAACGGTAATTGGTCTCATGTTATAGTTAATACTTTGTCATCTTATGTTTTAGGTGTAACAACAGGTATTCATAATATAGAAGTAACTTATACTGATTTATCTGCTCCGTCATCTGCTGTTACAATAACTATAAACACAGGAATAGTTATAAATACACAAATGGTTTATCCTAACACAGGTGATGGCCTGTATGACAATAAACCTTTAATACATGGAGTTGCAGAGACTGGTACAAGCATTAATATAGTATTAGATGGAGTTGCTTTAGCTACAGTCGTTGCAGACGAATCTAATAAATGGTCATTCCAAGTTATAGTACCTTTTACTAATGGAAATCATTTATTGTCAGTTAATTTAGGTTCAGATACTGCAAATTTTGATGTAGACACTAATGTAGCATATCCGCTTATAACAGATATAAATGGAAAGATAGATGGAACAGTAATAATAAATAATCTACCTTTAATAAAAGGAGTTGCAATACCAGGTACATCTGTTACATTATGGTTGAACTATGTTAAGTATGCTGCACTTGGAACTGCAATAGCAGACGTTAATGGAAACTGGGAATACCAAGTTGTTCCAGTTTCATACATTGATTCTGTTAGCGGAACACCTATTGTAGTTGCTCCAATAAGAAATGGATTAAGTGTTGTTTCAACATCTTTAATTGATCACACTGTTGGAGTTAGCGTAAAAGGGTATTTACTTGAAAGACCATTGTTTAGTTCAATAACAGGCGTAACAGATAATACAGTTTTCAATACTCGTTTCCGTCCAAAGAATATGTTGGAAAACTGGTATCCGATGTTATCTGCAATAATGAACAGCCAGCAAAACAATTTTATAACTTTCCAGCAGCCAGACAAGAACGGTAATTTAGTAACAGTTCTTAACGGAAAAACTGTAATGGAAAGAGAGAACATTCCTACAAATTCATTGGGGAATCCGATAGCAGTTCTTGAATACGCAAATATAAAGGTTAATGCTTTGAACTCATTTGCTAAAACACTTTATGATTTTAATAACGTAAGTTTAATAAAAACAACTTTCAGAGGAACCGAAATATATGCAATGCCAATAGGCAATATGAAAATCAGCAATATAACAGCAGAAGTCCAAGAGTGGAAATTGTTGTTGTCTCCTGATACATCTTATCAGTCTTTATTGAATCTTTATAAAAATGGAACTTCAATCAAACTAATGAAAAATAGAGTATACAGGAGCGATTATAATACACTCCACTTTGTTAAGTACGGATTTGAACTACCTGCTAAATATAACTCTGCTGATTTATATCAGGAATGGTTCAACAATAGAAATGATCAGTGGTCACTAAATCCTGATTACATACAAAAACTTAATACATCAGATCCTTTAAAAGACCAAATAATAGTTAACGGAGTTATTGGAATGAACTTAAAAATGTACAGGTGTTCTGATGCATTACTTATTGATGAGAAAGATTACGAACCTGTTACGCCGTCTCCTATAGTACTACCTGAAGTTGTACAAGAGGTTAGTTTTGATATGGAAGATTATCCTGAAGATCAGTACTTTTTTGTTATGTGTTCTAATGACACTCCATTAATGATAAGTGAAAGGATTCAAACAAAAGAGAGATGGAAAAATACAATAGCAATAGAATCTAGACACTCAAATAATCTAGTCGGATTCTTTTATTCAACCGGAATAATTTCTTTTTTGCGGATAGAAGGGATTGTAAAAAAATGGAAGGCAGATTCAGAAAATACTGTTTCAAATGAAGAATCAGGAGATACCGAAAGCGTTTATTTCAGATTTACAAAAGAAAGAGAAATAAGATTTGGAACAGCTTATGGACTTCCTGATTATTTATATCTTAAGGCTTGTTCGTTTTGCCAGCTTGACGACTTTAAAACAAATGATATAAAGTACACTATAAGTGGAAAGCCTACAATATCAGATGATGTAGATGGACATCCTTTATATTATTACACTTTAAAAGTAAAACCAAATTATAATACAACAGGGTCTTCAGTAAATGAAGATCAATCAGAAAGTAGCAATATAAACGGAATAATACTTACTGTTGATGCAGAAGCATTTGGTATGCCTTCAGGTACACTTTTGAATATAGAAATAGAAAACGAATAGGTTTTGATGCATTTTAAATCCCGTCATTGCCGATTTTTAACGTTGTGTATAATTGCGCATATATGGTATTAAATGCCATCCGTAACGATGTAATGATCGTACAAACGATTTATTTACTTTTTAACATACATTCCACAGCGTGTATTTGTATCGAATTTTTTAGTATATTTACATAACAATTAAGATATGCCAACTACAGGACTAAACGCATACTCAACAGCATGGCCTACTATATCTAATAGGATAAGAGCATCTGTTTATAAGGAAAGTGACCCTTTGGCAATGATCGCTGAAATTATTGATTCAACTGCTGGACACCCTGCAAGGGTATGGTCTTTTCCAGGTTTACCAAGAGATAACTACAAAGTTTCTTTTGACGAAATAAGTATTTCAGATGTAGTCGTAACTAATCTTTCAACATTTAGTGTTGTACCTCCGCAATATGAAAACGCTGTTGTTAGGGGAGACGAACAAATACTTGTTGGTTTTACTGAAGGTTTAGTTGCAGGAGAAACAAGTTTTGTATTTGATGGAACAGGTGGAAAGCCTGATTATAAAGGATGGGAAATAACTCCTTCTGAATTAAATGGAAGGGGAATACTTAATAAAGGAGTTGACTATTCATGGGATAAATCAACAGGGGAATTCAGTCTTTTAATTGCAGGTGATGAATTTCCAGAATTGCAAGTTTACAATATACACTTTGATCCAAAGATTGGTGAACTTGCTCAAGGTTATCCAACTTTAAATGATTTTCAAATATCTTTAGTTTCTGTTGATACAGTTTTTGTTTCGGCAAACTTTGGAAAGAAAATAATAATTGAGCCAGCGACAGATTTTATAACATTAACATTACCTGATATAGACACTGTTGTTGTAGGAAGGCCTTTAATGCTTGAATTGAGCCAGGGTATAATGAGGAACGCTTTAATAACATCTTCTTTTGGACAACCAATAAGATTTATTGGAAACAATAATCTTTATATATTACCAGGTGAAAGTTTATGGATTTACAAATTCATAAGGCCTGATTCCACAAAAGAATATAGAGTTTGTAACGCATATGGAAACTGGGGTTTATGCGGAACAATGGTATCTTCAGATGCAGAAGAGTCTGATATGATTGGAATGAAATACCTTGATGGTTCAATAGGGTCTGTTGAAAAGTACTCAAGACTGTATTACCAGTTTATACAAAACTTACCAATATCTCAAGTTTGCACTTTTGATGAATGGGGTACAGGTAACAACAAGTATAAATTCTCTTACGCAAAAGACGGGTCATTTCATTTTGCGGATACTCGAGGAGTTTTTGACAGGAACAATAA